CCATTGAGTCATATGTTGGTACATTCTTTAGTAAGAAATGGGTACAGAATAATGTACTTAGACTTACTGACCTAGAAATTGAAGATATGCAAAAACAAATTAATAAAGAAGCTGGAATTGAACCAGAAGATGGTGGAGTAAATGTACCACAAGATACAGATGGTATCACAAGATATCCATCACAAGATGGTGCTCCAATACCAGCTGATGACCTTGACAAGTATCAAGGTAATGAACCAGAAGATGATAAGGAGAAATAAATGAGTAGTAAAGATTTTGTAGATGCGTTAGCAAGAGGTAGTAACCTAGATGCAGAAGACGCTTTCAAAAGTGCAATTGGAACAAAAGTTCAAAATACACTAGAAACAAAAAGACAAGAACTTGCAAAGGGGTTTGTGAATAATCACATACCAGAACCAGAAGATGACAAAACAGTTTAATAACTTTTATACCTCCTACATGGAGAAAGATGAACATAAGAAATCTAAGGAATATAAGAAACTAAATCCTAAGATGCGTAAGGCTGTGGACGATATATTTAAAAAAATGGACTCTAAACCTTCAGATTTCCTAAATAGTTTTGAAAATACAATAAAAGATATTGCAAAAAAATACAGAGTATCCGATAAAGACTTACTTAAGTATTTTGAACGAGAAATGTTAACCATAGGATAGCAAGATGGCAATCAAATTAATAAGACACGCTGGAACAATTACTGCCTCTACAATGGGTGATGATGCAGCTCACAGTGTTGATTGTGGTTTACTTGGAAAAGGACAAGTAATTAGAGTTAGTGAGTTTGCTGGACAAGATGTGTTTGTCAAGGTAACTGACTCAGATACAGCAACAGCAGCTACATCATCAAACGGAATATATCTCAAAGGAAGTACATCTATTATCATAGCTCCAGAAGGTTCAAGATTTAAAAACATTGGTGGAGAAACAGGTGGTCGTGTTGTTCAAGATACTGCGGCTAATGCTGGTGACCCAATAGTGTTTGAGGGTACAGATGGAAATAGTTTAGACGAACATGATAGACTTCTTTTAGATGGTGCAGAGGTAGGAGTTACATTATCTGCAATTAATGAAACTGGTGGTAGTGATGCTGGTATCCATGTAGAAGTAGTAACAGAAGTTGTAGGATAGGAATATGAATACTATAAAACTTATATCAGAAGAAATCAATGATGTAGAATACATCACCGAACAAAAAGAAGGTGGTAAGAAAGACTACAAGATTAAAGGTATCTTTATGCAAGCTGATATTAAGAACAGAAATGGTAGAATATATCCTATGGAAGTTCTTCAGAAAGAAGTAAATAGATACAGTAAAGAACATATAAAAGAAAAAAGGGCATTTGGTGAACTTGGTCACCCAGAGGGCCCAACCATAAATCTTGAGAGAGCATCTCACATGATTACATCTTTAGAACCAGATGGAAAAAACTTTATAGGTGAAGCAAAGATATTAGCAACCCCTATGGGTGAGATTGTTAAGAACCTAATGGACGAAGGTGCGAAGTTAGGTGTATCATCAAGAGGTATGGGTAGTTTAAATCAGAAGAACGGTGCGAACTATGTTAGAAACGATTTTTACCTTGCAACTGCAGCTGATATAGTTGCAGACCCATCTGCTCCAAATGCTTTCGTAGAAGGTATTTTCGAAGGAAAAGACTGGGTTTGGGATAACGGAACACTTGTAGAAGCAGAGTTGGTGAGAATGAAAGAACGAATTGAAAGAAGAACTAAGAGTAAACACGCAAAAGAAGATGCTTTGGAGTTTGCTAAGTTCCTCAAAATGTTGTAATTTATAAATATTTTATACTAAAAGACCAATTAAAAGGAGAGCCCCATGGCTAACGAAATAGATAAAACAATCGAAGAATTGGAAGCGGAAGTGATTGCAGAGTTGGAAGAAGGCAATGGTGCTGATGCTCCAAAAAAAGGTGCAACTGCTGCTGAACCAATGCTAAAAAAACAAAAAGATGGTGCAACTGGTGAAGAAGATATCGGTGGAAGTACCCCAGATAAAGTAGACCCCCCTAAAGGTCAAGATGCAGCTGGAAAAGAAGTTTCTGGTGATGCACAACAAAAGGGTGAAGGTAAACCAGACAAAATGCAAAAAGCAAAAGAAGCAGGAAAAAATAAATCTCTTGCAATGGGTTATACAGATGACGAAATCAGAGAACTTTGTCACTCTAAAAACCACGACTGTGCTACTATGGTAGAACACCCACAGTTTGGTAAAGGTAAACCTGTTCTTAAATCACACGCAATTCCAGACGATAATGGACATGTAGAGTGGTATGATGTACAATTCAAGCATGGTCTTGAAGAAAAAGTCATGGCAAAAGATATGAAGATACTTAATATGAGTTCTCATATGGGTGAAAAAGAAAAACTAAACATGACTAAAGACCAAATGATGACTGCAATGAATGACATGATGGGTAAAATGAAAAAAGAGAAAAAAGAAGTTATTGCAGCCATGTATGACAAAATGAATAGTTCTTATGGTGAAAATGCTGAAAAAGAAGAGTCTGCTGAAGATAAAGAAAAGTCAGAAGCTATCGAAAAAAGAGTTAAAGATATCAATGTTAAAGAACATGTTGATGCTTTAATGAACGGAGAAGGTGACCTTTCAGAAGAATTTAAAAGAAAAGCTGCAACAGTGTTTGAAGCTGCAGTGAAATCAAAAGTTCGTGAAGAAGTTGAGAGATTAGAAGAAGACTATAGAAAAGACCTTGACGAAAACATGAACAAAACTCAAACAGAATTGACAGAGAAAGTTGATAACTATCTCAACTATGTCGTGGAAGAATGGACTAAGGAAAATGAACTTGCAATCGAAAAAGGATTAAAAGGTGAAATTGCAGAAGACTTCATTTCTGGATTGAAACAACTCTTTGAAGACCACTACATTGATGTGCCAGACGAAAAATATGATGTCCTAGAGGCACAATCACAAAAGATTTCCGAACTAGAAGCAAAGTTAAACGAAGAAGTAGAGAAGAACATCAACTTCAAGAATAACAATGCGAAGTTAGTAAGGGAGCAAGTTATATCTCAATGTACAGGAGATTTAACTGAAGTTGAAATTGAAAAGTTTAAGTCACTAACTGAAGATGTGGACTTTACTGATGAAGATTCTTTCAGAAGTAAATTGGATACTCTAAAGGAAAGTTATTTCCCAAAGAATAAACAAGTCGTGACAGAAACGCAAGATGATGTAGAAACTGGCAACGCACAGGACATAGACACCACTGGTTCAATGGCTGTATACATGAAAGCTATTGGAAAAGGTGTTAAGAGTGCAAAGTAAATAAATAAAAGTAGAATTATAACGAGGAGAAACTAATGTTTCAAACAGAACATCTACAAGAAAAGTGGCAGCCAGTCCTTGAGCACCCAGATTTACCAAAAATCGAAGATGCTTACAAGCGTGCTGTTACTACAATTATCTTAGAGAACCAAGAAAAATCTCTGAAAGAAGACAGAGCATTCTTATCAGAAGCTGCTCCAACTAACTCATCATTCGGTGGAAACGCATCAATGGATAGTTGGGATCCCATCTTAATATCCCTAGTCCGTAGAGCAATGCCAAATCTAATTGCATATGACATTTGTGGTGTGCAACCAATGACTGGCCCAACTGGATTAATCTTTGCAATGAGAGCAAGATTTGCCTCACAAGACGGTGCAGAAGCACTTGCTGATGAAGCAATTCCTGATATCTCAAACCAAAATGCTGCTGGTACAATCGGTGGTGGAGATATAGGTTCAACAGAAACTAACCCTGCCGTTCTTAACGACAGTCCTTCTGCTGGAACTTATACATCTGCAACAGGTATGACAGCTGTACAAGGTGAAGCACTTGGAGATAGTGGAACTAACGCATTCTCTGAAATGGCATTCAGTATTGAGAAACATACTGTTACTGCTGTAACAAGAGCAATGAAAGCTGAGTACACAATGGAATTAGCACAAGACCTTAAAGCAATTCATGGTTTAGATGCTGAAACAGAACTTGCAAACATCTTATCTGCTGAAATACTTGCAGAAATCAATAGAGAAGTTGTAAGAAATGTTTATGTATCTGCTGTTAAAGGTGCTCAAACAAACACAACAACTGCTGGTATATTTGACTTAGACACAGACTCAAACGGTAGATGGTCTGTTGAGAAGTTCAAAGGACTAATGTTCGCAGTTGAAAGAGATGCAAATGCTATCGGTCAACAAACAAGAAGAGGTAAAGGTAATATGATTATCTGTTCTGCTGATGTTGCATCTGCGTTACAAATGGCTGGTGTATTAGATTACACACCTGCTTTACAGAACAATCTAAATGTAGACGACACAACAACAACTTTTGCTGGTGTGATGAACGGAAGATATAAAGTGTATGTAGACCCATATGCTGCTAATATCGCTGCTTCACAATACTACATTGTAGGTTACAAAGGTACATCACCTTATGATGCTGGTATGTTCTACTGTCCGTATGTTCCATTACAAATGGTTCGTGCAGTTGGTGAGAACAGTTTCCAACCAAAGATTGGTTTCAAAACTAGATACGGTATTGCTGCTAACCCATTCCACACAGGAACAGTTGCAGCTTCTGCTGACGGTGGAATTGCAATCACTGGAAATACCAACAAGTATTACAGAAGAGTTAAAGTAACTAACTTAATGTAATCCAAAATTGTTACCGACTTAGAAGGGGACGAAAGTCCCCTTTTTTGTTTCTACTAAATATAAATAAGTGAAAAGGAAAAATAATGGTAACAGTATCAAGACAACCTACAAAACTGGACTACGCAAGTCCTACTCAATTTAAGTTTACAATCAACCAACTTCCAAAGGTTGAGTTCTTTACGGTATCTGCAAATGTACCAGACATAACACTTGCAGATGTTGTAATACCCACACCATTCAAACCTATACCAGTATTAGGTCAAAATTTAACTTATGGTAATCTATCTCTTACATTTATTGTAGATGAGTTTCTAGAAAACTATAGAGAATTACACGAATGGTTAACTGGTATTGGTTTTCCTAAAGATAGAAAACAGTTCTCAGAATTTCGTTCCAATACATCAAACAGAGGTGTTGCAAATTTAACACCTAAAACAGATGTTGGTGCAGTAGGAAAAAGTGTAGCTGACAGTGCAATGTTTTCTGATGCAACCTTAACAATCCTTTCAAATAAAAATAACCCAATTGTTGAAGTTCGTTTTTCAAATTTATATCCAGTATCACTAGGTGCGTTAGAGTTTAATCAAGGTGCAACTGATGTTGAGTATTTAACTGTTCAAGCTGACTTTACATATCAAATATATGAGATAATATCA